ACGCCTGCCAGTGCTGTATACTTGGGGCTACCCATGATAGCAACAACGGCTTTTGATAGCCGCTGCTCCTCTGTTAGATTTGCTTGAAACATTAGTTGTTCTCCTTATTTTTTATTTTGGCATCGCGCTTGAGCCAATCTTCAAAGTCCTCAGACTTTTTGGGTGTCATATTTGGTAAAGACCCATGATTTCTAAGTGTATTGAATGTGTGTTCATCGATCTCAGTTATTCTACCCTCACTGACAGATATGTAGTCATTCCAATAACAACCATCGTTGTCATTCCACTCCATGTGATCTTCACCGTACCAAGTGCCAACGTGATAAAGATGTATCTTGTTAGCATCTTCTTGGGTTTCTGCTATGAAACGAATAGGTGTCGTATATTCAAACTCACCATTTCGCTCAAAAATATCAGCTATCCAATATTTCATCATTTACCTCACTTCTTGTCTGCTGAATACAAGTGGCTGTTCTTCATTGCCCACTCTGTGAACTTCTTGTTAGTCATAACCATAGACTGCTTGCTGTACTTCGGTGCACGAACACCATTGGCGAACAGTGCTTGTGCCTCGGTGTCGAGACGCGGCAAGTAATCCATCCAAGCGTTGAGCCATTCTTTCTCCAACGCAGCCAGAGTTCTATACACAACCATACATACGGCGGCGGCAGAGCTAGGAACTTTGGCATCCTTCGGCGTGTCTTTGATTGACTGCAAGCTAGGCAACTGATCTGCCAGTTTGACAAACGACATGAGGTCCATCGCACCACGATCACCAATCGTACCCATCAACGCGGCGGTCAATGTCTGATCGTCGAACGCTTCCCGCTGTTTGAGTATGTCCGATGCCGCGTGGAGAGATCTTGGTGTAACAAACGCTGCTCGCTGCTGCTTCGGATGAAAGATGTATGGGTTCTCGTCTGGGTCTTTCACGTCCTCGAACGATGCCATTAGGTGTGGATTGTCTTTGACCCAACCAAGTAGGGTTGCATCGATACCGTTGTTGATACCCCATTCGATCCAATCCATGTGATCTGTCTTGCGTGTCTGCACCACAGTCAAACGATTTCGTGCGTGTGGGGGCAGCATGTCGCCGACCCCTTCGCTTCCCTTGTTTGTCGTCGCAAAGACAATGCTGTCTGGGTGTAGTTCATAACTACCGATCTTGCGCTCCAACATGAGCCGCAACATACCGTTCTTGACCGATGGATTTGCTTTACCAAACTCGTCGATATCAACAACCACTGGTTCGTTGAGATGAACACCCAACTCTTCGTTTGGTATCATCCGTACACAACCGTCCTCTTCGATAGACGATAGCGATGGGATCATCATGTCACCTAGATCTTTCGTGGTGCAATCAAAGTATATCGGCTTGAAGCCTGTCTGCTTTGCAATATCGTAAAGTACAGACGATTTGCCAGTACCCATGTCACCTTGTAGTAGTACGGTACGGCTGTTGCCAACCGCTTTAATTAGTTCGATGCACTGATCTAGGTTTAGCGCATACATTTGTTGTGCTTGATTAGCCATTTGTTGTTCTCCAGTTTTTAATTATTTTTTAGCTTTAGTTGTTGCATTTAGGTATTCGTTGCACAGACGTTGGATTGCCTGTTCAGCGGTTACACTAAAGTTAAGTTCATCGCTCATAGCTTCTGCCACAAGATCGATAGCTGTTGGTTCTTTTTTCATTAGGCGTTTCATGGTTTCTCCTTATATGTCTAATGATGGTAGTGATTTGATCGCAGCATCCACTGCTGCTTTGGTTTCGGCGCGGAAATAATCATCCTCGCGTAGTGCGTCAGGCGTTACACCCGACATTGCTTCTTCCAGACTATCTGCCATTGCTGACATCTGGGTAGAATTAGTCACGTTACATACACGTAACAGTTCAATCATGTCGGTGACGTTCGACACAAGCGTATCGCGGAAGACCTTCTTGTCCTCTTTGCTGCTGTAGTCGAGACGATCAGACATACTGGTGAGTGCCTTGTGCAAACGTGTCCACACGTCATTCATAGCTGTATTGTATTGCTTGGCATAGAACTCGCTGTATTGCTGCTTGACCTCGGCTAGTGCCTCATTACCAATATCGACACGAAAGTCGCCTGCATCTGGGAGTGGCATGTAGTTGATACTGAAAGCGAACTTACGTTCCAGATCCCCTGTAGTGGGATAGTCATCACGTGAGAACAAGTCTCCAAGCTTCATCTGCACGTCGATCACCTCGTCGTTGTAGCTGTCGAGAAAGTTTGTGATCAGACGCTCGAACTCATTCTGCATATCGGTCATGGTCTGTTGGTACTTGAAGTACTGCGCTGTCGGTAACAGACGTAAGCCAGAGTTTGACCATGGCATTGTCATGTGAGCATGCGCGGAACGAGTTGCTGTCACGTGTTGTTGGATCGCACGTAGGTTATCACTATCGGCGAGAAGTTTCTTGTTCACGTTAGCGACACCTGCGGCGGCGTGGTTCTGGGTCACAACATCTTCGGATGCGCGTTTGTCTTTCTTGCGTCCGACCCAGTTTGAAATGTTGACCTCGACTAGCATCGATGCGGATGCGAGTGTTGGTGCGTCTTCGTGTAGTTTAGAACTACGCTTCATTTCAGCCATTAGTTCGGCTTTGCCCTCGCCCATTGGGGCGTCTATCATTTGTATATTCATAATTTTTCTCCAATTAATGTTTCTAGGGGTGTTGATTTTTCTACAACACCAGTATCGGGATTGAGTACATGCACTGTTAAAGTGTCACCTATTTCCAATACATGCTTATTGTCGTCAAAAGAGGAACACTTTTGGATTGCAAAATCTGTTGCGTCTTGAAGTGTAGCAAACTGACCTTGGCAATCACCCATGCCACCGCTCGCTTCGTACCATTGTGATGTGAACAATAAGAAATTCGTTCCCATTATAGCTCTCCCATATATTTGTTGAGGCCGCGTAAATCGGCTTTGTTAGTGACAAGGGTTGCACCTTGCTTGTGTGCGATAGGTGCGATGCACCACGATGCGCGTTGTTGTTCGGCGCGAACATCTCCGCAATCTAGACAGTAGTTGTAGCCTAGTTGCCGACGACGATAGTCATAGTTGTTGCCGCATGACGGACAGGTCACTGTACGCTTTGCCATGTTGTCTCCATTTCTGTAGTTGATAACTACGGTTGATTGTTGCTGGTCACGTTGTCGATTACCTGACAACTTCTATGACTATACCACATAACTTAGTAAATGTCAAGTTTTCTTGGCTTATGGTTGTGTGGCGTGGTGTATGAGCTAATGTTCTCAGCTACCGTGGTGTATGAGTAATGTTCGTTAATGTTCGTTTAGTGGTGGCTGTAAGTATCTGATATATAAGTAATGTTCTAAAGTTCTAATGTTCTGGAGTTATGAAGGGGGTAAATGGATTGAGATTGAGGAGCGAACAATCGCATAAAGAGGGGGGTCGCGTAGTAGGGTATCTTTTTAAAAAGCGAACATTAGGAACATTAGGAACATTATAATAAAAACAGTAACTTACAAAACACCAAAAACGAACTTCTTCGGAACATTAGGAACATTATTTGCGAACATTACAAATGCGTAGTGTATAACTACAAGTTGCCCTGTGCCGCGAAGCTGCTTGAAGAACTGGTATCGATTTGCGTAGTTATAAACTACAAATCACCAAAGTCGGAATCTTTCCCGGGGAATCCCTTCGTACATAAACACACCACAACATCTCGTCACGTGTGGCTTTGTGGCGCGAAGCTGCTTCGAGAACTGGCATCGAAAGATGTAGTTAAAAACTACCAAACTCAAGACACAAAAAAAGCCCAGAACCGTGAGGCTCTGGGCGATTGATTAGATGAATAAAATTGCTAACGTAAACAATGTTATTCCCGAGGTGTATCCAAGGTAAAAGAAGATAGTGTATGTCCAACCCCATGCACGAACTTGTTGTGATAAGAGGCGTTTAACTTCAGCAAAACATTCCATGTTTCTACTCCGAACTTTTCAATTACATAATCTTTATTGCGAAGTAATTGTTGACGCGAAACCCGCGCCAACAATCCCAGTGTGTATTTACTGGCGTGGTCCATTAGTCAGCCTTGCGAACAAGAGTGAAACCCGCTGACTTGGACAGTGCCTCGAAATCTTTCAAGACAGTATCAACGTCAAAGCTATCAGGAAGCTTGTCAGTATCAGCCGTGATTACCGCGTTGAACAACTTGTTCGTTTCCTCAGCTAGACGTTCAATCAACGTGCGAGTAGTATTACCGCCAGATGCGACACGTACCGCCGTCTGCTTACGTCTCTCAACGCCCTTGGCTAGTGTGCGTATCACGTTGCCAATTTCGTTATTCCAGAACTTCCAGTTCTTGGCTCGACCTTGCGAGTTGAACTTAGTCCCGTCCCAGCCAGCGGCTATCTTATCTTCAGCTTTAACAGCGCCAAGTTTAAGCAATGCTCTTGCCTCTGGTGGGAAGCGCAAGGGAATTAAACCCTTGAGTTCCTTGAGCTGCTCTGGCGAAAGCGTCTCTTTAGTGAAATCAATTCCTGCGTCGATACAGTAAGTAAGTAAAGCACCTCTAGTCTTGAGGCTCTTAGTGTCCGCGCTTGCGTCGGCTTTGAACAGTTTTACAAACTGTTCGTTCAATACGATATTTGACATGTTATGTCCTTCCATTGTTATATCGTTAAGGTTAATCAGTTCGGCGTTCATCGCCGCCTGACAAGATCTTTATACGTGATTTGTAGTACCTTGTCACAGTATCGCGTAGTTTATAACTACAAATAATACCCTAGCGTAGTTTATAACTACATATAGTGACCCCACGTACCCCCAACCCCCCCTTACAGCGACACACCTCGCATATCTATATAATACTATTTCACACAAAAATTTACGTTTCCCATTAATTACGAACAACATAACCTAATGATATCAATGACTTAGCTACCCCCCACCCCTTTTCGGCACAGTTCGTACCCCCACCCCCCTACATATTCAAAAAATATAATATGAGTCCCAGATTGATATATTGAAAAAATTTTTTATAATAAAACAAACAAGGTGGGTAAGATGGCAATACATATAGAACCGGAGAAGGGGGTCAAAATGCGTCCTGCTCCAAAGATTAAAGACCTTGCAGTAAAGGCAAGTGCTGCTGCGGAAACGGCAAAGCTGCTACATGAGAAGGGGTTGGAGATAAAACCAAATGCAGAAGACAAAGACATTGCAGCTACTCTTGCTGTATCCTATGCCGAAGACCCTGAAAAGACATCTAAGGCAGCAACGCCGAATCGGGTGGCGAACTTGACTCCTGCGACGTTGTTAATGACAGATAGAATACTCAAGGACTTTGGTCACTCTGTGGTTAAGTCAGCGACACAGGTCAGACATCTTGTGACAAACAAGCTGATCGAGGAGACCGAGAACCCTGATCCACGGATACGCATACGTGCGTTGGAGTTGCTAGGTAAGGTTAGTGATGTGGGTCTGTTTGCGGAGAAGTCAGAAGTAACAATTACACATCAGACTACGGATGACCTGAAAGAGAAGCTCCGTGAGAAGTTAACACGACTGGTAAATCCAGAGCCTGAGATAGAGGACGCCATTGTGGTTGAGGGTAAAGTCATCGACGTGGACAAAGAGTTAGGGCTAGACGATGAGTGACCTAGCTGTCCTAGCCAAAGATATGGATTTCTCAGATGCTGACATTCAGCATATGCTAGACAACTTAGACTCATTCAGCCCTGAAGAGCTGGACGAGATCGATAAGATTGTAGGAGAACTCTCTACGAGGCAAGATAACAAAGCAGCTCATGATGACCTGATAGAGTTCTGTAAGAGGATGCAGCCTGACTATAAAGTGGGCCGACACCACCGCATACTGGCGGAGCAGCTCATGTCCTTGGAGGATGGGAGCAAAGATCGTGTCTGTGTGAACATACCACCCCGTCATGGTAAGTCACAGCTTGTAAGTATATTTTACCCCGCTTGGTTTCTTGGGCGAAATCCCGGTAAGAAGGTTATGATGGTGTCACACACCACAGACCTCGCGGTAGACTTTGGGCGGAAGGTTCGTAACCTGATCGCCTCTACAGAGTATACAGAGATATTTCCAGAAGTCTCACTTGCTATTGATAGTAAGTCGGCGGGTAGATGGAACACAAATTTTGGAGGTGAGTATTTTGCGTGTGGTATTGGTTCTGCTCTTGCTGGGCGGGGTGCTGACCTCCTGCTCGTTGACGATCCCCATTCTGAACAAGATGTCATTAACGGAAACTTCTCTGTGTTTGAGAAAGCATATGAATGGTTTACCTTTGGTGCACGTACCCGTCTTATGCCAGGTGGTCGAGTAGCTATTGTACAGACACGTTGGCACATGGATGACCTCACAGGTCGTGTGACTAACGATATGGTGAAGAACGAACTGGCGGATCAGTACGAAATTGTGGAGTTTCCTGCTCTGCTGGACGCTGAAGATGACGATGGCAAGCCGATTATGAAGCCGTTGTGGCCTGAGTTCTTTGATTTAACAGCTTTGGAGCGCACAAAAGCCTCTATGCCTGTGTTTCAGTGGAACTCACAGTACCAACAGAAGCCTACAGCCGAGGAAGCATCGATAGTTAAGCGAGAATGGTGGGGTAGATGGCCTAAAGATCAGCCTCCGCACGTAGAATACGTGATTATGTCGCTTGATGCAGCCGCAGAGAAGCATAATCGTGCCGATTATACCGCGTTGACCACGTGGGGAGTGTTTTTTAACGAAGATGAGAACGCACATCACCTAATTTTGCTAGATTCTATCAAAAAACGGCTAGAATTTCCCGAATTGAAGCAACTTTCTATGGATGAGTACACAAAATGGGAGCCAGATGCGTTTATTGTGGAGAAAAAGTCCGCAGGAACGGCTATTTACCAAGAAATGAGGCGTATGGGGCTACCTGTGCAGGAGTATACACCCCACCGTGGCACAGGTGACAAGCTTGCGAGGCTTAATTCTGTGGCAGATATTATTGCGTCGGGTATGGCGTGGGTGCCAGCGACTCGCTGGGCTGATGAATTGGTCGAAGAGATAGCGGGATTTCCGTTTATGTCTAACGATGACCTTGTTGACAGCACGGTTATGGCGTTATTACGTTTTCGTCAGGGCGGATTTATTCGTCTTCCGACTGACGAGTGGGAGGATGACGCTCCTTATTACCATAAGCGCGAGTACTACTAGCAAATCTAATTGCTATGAGCCTGTCCCTACACAGAACAACAACTTTACCTGCATCATCGTACACTACCCAACGGCGATGTTTCGTTTCCACTATCTTCAACGCTCTATTTTAATACACACAACCTTAGAGTTTTGATTTGTGACTAAAACTTTGGCTTTAGATAGTGCGGCTTTACAAGCTTCTTCGCTTGAATAACTGCCCACATGATAGTGATCAAAACTTCCGCTTACTAGCTGTATCCACAATAACACCCACATCTACCACCTTCCCTGCCATTGACCTAAAAGATAGAAAGCAACAAACAGTATACCTCCACTAATTAGGAATATAACGGCTCCTATAGCAAAATTTATCATGGCGTCTATTTGTTCTTGCTTGCGATAAAGCTCATCCTTGCGTTGTTTACGCATCCTTGCTTCTATCGACAGGACTTCTTTCCATGCGCTAGGGCCATACGTCCAAGATATGTGGTCCTTGATCTCAGCCCTCATTTGCTCCATTTTCTTCTTGTTGGCAAATATCTCAATTGCTGTCTCTT